AACAAGTATCTATAAGTATTGCTAAAACAGCTACATATATCAAAGGTTTTACGGGTGAAATAACCGCAAGAAAAGACGAACAAATTAAAAGTAACTTAGTCTTCATTATTCAAAAGGTGGGGGGGTTGGCTTAGGTTCGTATGGTATCATCTCAAGGTCTTTAACCCAAAGATACTCAGGGTTTACACATTGCTCCATTTCCTCAACTGAAATAATCCAATTATCATTCAAGTCTTGAATAGGATTGAAGTAAGAATCAGGGGCATATAACTGACCTACTATCTCATCCTTTTGTACCTCAGTCAATAAACCTACATAGGTTAACTTTTGTTCTGTTGTTAAATCTGTTAGTTTCATACTTGACGTGATAATGTAGTTTGGAATGCTTGAACTGCTGTGTATAGGTTACCCGCTTCGGCATCTGTTAAACCATCACCTATTGAGGCGAAGGCTAAGTTTCTTGGTGAGTATTCACCATTATATTCACCGACTCTTAATATTTTAAATGAGGTTGCAATATTTGAATCTGAAGTAACAAATGAATTTAAATAAGGTGTATTATTTTTATATCCAGTTATACTTGTATTATTTTTTCTTGAAACTAAATAAAAACCTCTTCCATCTGAATTAGCATTAACTGAATAAGTTGAACTATTTATAGTGTGTTGAAAATTTCCACCAGCTCTTGCCCTAATAAATGAACCAAAAATACTACCATTCCAAGAACCCATATCATAAGCTGCTGCATTTGTGTCAGTCCTTGAATATAATGATATATGAGCATCGTTTTGAGCCATTACATTGTTAGCTAAAAACGTATCTCCGTACCCATTAGTTCCGTTTCCTAAAATACCATTAGCAGAACTTGTGACGCCACCATACCAAGTAATTTTATAAGTAGTTGTATCTTTTAAATTCCAAGTATGCTGTGCATTAGTACCCCCAACAAAAGGATACAAAGCTTTCATTTTTGTCCATATAGAATACCCTTTCAAGTCAACTACCAAAGTATTGATTGCCGTTTGTTGTGTAGGGTCTGTTATTGCAGCCGCTGTAATGAATGCTTGTGCATCTGCGTCAAATGCTGCCACGCCTACTATGTCAGTTAAACCCGCGTAACTATCTGCGTGAATGTCACCCCAACCGATAGCGTTATCTGCGCCTTTTCCCCAACCTATGTTATTATTTGAAGCACCGTCGCCCCATCCGTTTGCGTTTGCCATTTTTTTAATTTTTCATTATTCAAAAGGGTTTGGAATAGTTACTTCAAAAGTTATTGGCTGTCCTAAAACAACGGTCAAACTTTCGTCAAAAGTAATGTAGTAAAAAATAGGTGTATCTAAATTAGCCGTTTGATAGTCCACCCAATTTAGTGTAACGTCATCGGGTGAAACGGGTATTCCGTAATAAGCATCTACTAACTCCCTTGCATCAATAGCATCCTGTTCATTCGTGTATTTATAGCCTGTTACTTCCATTAGTATATTGTATAGAATGTGTTAATATTTGTTTCTATTCCTGTTCTATTTGTTGATTGGTTTGAATCGTATAAAATAGTTTCTTGTAGATTACAATTTGCTAATGTTCCTGAGGCTCCAGCAATAGCATCAACTAATGTTGAATAAACTAATCCAGCTGTACTTGATGTTATTGCACCGCCATTTTTAAACATTGACATTGTACCCGCTGAATTTTGACCTGTTAATAATAATTGAGCAGTTGTTGTATCTGTTGCTGAACTTGCTAAATAATTATTTGTCTTGCCTAAGAAATAATATTTATTATCTGACCATAAATATAATGAATAGCCATTAGTAGCATATCTTGATAAACCTATTAATTTATCTCCACTTGCAGCACGTTTACCTACAAATGATGTATAACTTGATGCCCCTATCGTTATTGTAGAAGTTAAAAGCATTAGTTTAGTAGAATTAAATAACATTGAATTTTTACCATTAGTGGTAATCATTGCACCACTTGAAACAATCTGAGGCTGATTAAAAGCTGTTGTTTGAACTGCATTATTTGCATTTCCTGATTGGTCATACCAAGTTGTAACAAAGCCGTTACCAACACCACAAAATGTAAGCAAAGAAGCTGTATCTAAAACATCACTAACAAATCCAATGTTTTGCTCTGCATTATCACTTGACCTTCTCACTCTTATGGCATTACCAGTATATGCTGTGCGTAACAATCTCAGTGAATAAGCTGCTGCTGCACCTGAATAAGTGTCAAGTAAAAGAGAACTAGCTACTGCTCCAAATAAATATGGATTAATTATCATACTCTTGTACCTATGATTGTTACTTTTAAACCTTTTGCAGTCCCGTCTCCTATTTGGTCTATGTCGATTGTTATTTCAGCGTCATCTGCTAAAGCACTATCACTTATAACTGGTGGCGTTACTGCCGTTGTACTAGTCTTTTCAGTGTTATCAATAGTTAGTTTAGTGCTTAGTATTGTAGAACCGCCCTCGTTAATATCTACAGTAAATATAGTACCACTTGTTTGGGCTGTTGTAAGTGATGCACGAACCGCTGTTACAGTCATAGCATACGGCATTCTAAAAGTTATCTTTGCCGTTCCTGTGGTCAATGCTGTGGTTTCATCCGAACAAGCTAGTTGTATATCTATAGGAAAACTTCTGAATGATAATACTCCACTACCATTGGTCGATAATACTTGTCCACTTGTACCGTCTACTAAAGGTAATGTATAAATTTTGTTTGTAACTATGTCAGCAGGTGCTTTAAACCCAATATAGCTGCTTCCGTTGGAAAGTAATTCCATAAATCTCAACTCAGAAGGCTGCGTATCGTTACCACCTATTAAAACTGCTCCAGTGCCATTTGGCTCTATTTTAATATTGCCGTTTGAAGCACTTGTAATTTTATTACTATTGACGTCTAAGTTACCACCTAATTGTGGCGTAGTGTCTAATAAGACCTCGTTTATTTCAGCACCCGTAACGTACTTAGTACTAAAAGCACCCGCACCATCGTCTTGTGCAATAGGTACGCGGTCAATAGCAACAATTTTACTACCTTTTGCCGTTAACTGACTTATCTTTTTGTCCGCCATTTTCTATTTTTTTTAAGTAAAGTTTTAACTTCTTTACGTTTTCGTCTTTTGGTTTGTATTGCCTCATAAAACCCAGCCTATAAAATTATTGTTAGTGTCAGGGTACATATCTCCATTTGAATTACTATTGTATTCAGGAAACAAGTCTTGATTAAAACTAATATAATCTATAAATCTTTCGGTGTAGTGTTGTGCTATTTTACGTTCTTTTTCTAGTAAAAAGTCTATTTCGTTTTTTTCTGCGTTTGTTGCGTTTTCAGAACCGTGTTTGTATACGCCTTTGTTAGAAATTGTATACGCTGCAAAAGGTAAATATTCTACCATTGCCCAGTGTATTAACATTGGCTTTATGTATGTTTCTACTAACGTTTCGTAGTTACCCGTTAAAGTACTTGCGATAATATCCGCTTTTATTTTGTTTAGTAAGTCAGTACCTAAATAGTTTTGAATATGAATGTCTTGTGCTATTTTAATGTACTGAATAAATTTGTCCGTGTCTACGTTGCCGTTAACGGTAGTAAACCTTACTAAGTCGCTTCGTGTTATAAGTAGTGCTTCAGCCATTATCTAACAATTTTTCTTTTAGGTTGTGGGTTGCTTGGTAAAAAACCATAATTCGGCATATCTACTGGACGCGTACTAACTAACTTATCGTTTTTAACTACGTAGCCAAACTTAGCCGCTTTCGCTTGTGCTATTTGTTTAGCGTTTGGTATGTCTAAAGCCGTACCTTCAAAAGTTGCGTACACTTGCTTGTTCCATCGGTGGTGACAATTACCGCCACCCTTGTACTTAAATATGTCGTAAGTGTCTATTCCTTTTGGTCCCCAACCTTCGTTTACTACTTTAGTACTCATACCTACTATGTCTTCTTTTCGGTATATCTTATTCGCGTTAATCATTTGTACGCAAAATGGTCTAGTATTTGAATGTACCGTACCCGCGTAAACATAACGTGTAACAAATTTAATTCCGTCTATTACATCGTCTTGCTTACTTCTTATATTTGGTCGTGCGTCACCCGTGCTTACAAAGTTGTATATTTTACTTAAAAGACTTTGCTGTGGTTCTTTAGATAGCAGTTCGTTTTCTTCTTCGTCCGTGTCGTAGTCTACCGGTGCTTCGTCTATTAGTAGCCAATTTTCTTTAGGGTCTTCGCCTAAGTCTATTAACGCTTGTGCTATTTTGCCGTCTTGTGAACTTAATTCTACACCCGTTTCTTCTACCGCTTGTTCTTCAGTCATTGCGTTTTCTAAGTCGGTAAATTCTAACGGCTTTAAAGTTCTAAAATATGTCTTTAAGGCTATACCGTTGTAACCTAAAATAGTGTCTATTGCGTCTAATAAAAGTTCTTGCATAGGTCTAATAACCATATTGTCAAACAATATATAAGAATTTTGTAGTTCGTCTGCGTTACTAGAAAAACCCGTAGTAGTAGCAATACCAAATAGCAAGGGACTTGTTACGTTGTGTCCTAACATAATCTTACTTAACGCTTCTTTGCTTAAAGTGTCGTACAAGTCAGGTGCATCGTTTACAGGCATAGAATCTACCGTAGTCTTGCTGTCTTGGTTATTGTTAAAAGCTACTATTACCTTTTCGCCTTTCGTTCCCGTTAGTTGGTTTAAAACTTGTTGCTTAATTAAAGTTTGCTGTTCTTCACTTGGTACACCGTTATTGAAATTAATTACAGCGCGTCCTGAAAAACCGTTGTTTACTTCGTTAATTAAATATGTAGAAATGTCTTCTTCAAGTTCCGCGTATGGTAACGCACCGTGATAGTCTACATAACTATAATACTTCATACCTACCGAATAAGGTCTTATAAACATTATTTCAATAGGTTCGTTAGAAAAACCGTATGCAGGTATTCGCTTAGGTGTAAAGTTTCTTAGGTCTTGCCAGTTATCACAATAGTAATACGCTTCTATTTCGCCCTTTTCGTTGCACTTTTCCGCACGTAATAGCTGAACAGGA